GGCAAAGGTGACCCCACACACGTGGGGATAGACCTCCCACTATCTGAAGAAGCATCCGAAACAGTCGGGTGACCCCACACACGTGGGGATAGACCCTTCGATTAGGTTGCTGATCTCGTTTGTCCTTGCAGAGGTGTCGTACCAAAGGTAATCTGTGTGAGTCGGGGTAGGGTTGACGTAGTCGACGGGGGCTGATACGTCACCTTGCCGGAAAACCACCGGACTCACGGTCGCGAGCGATTTTTCTTCGGTGGCAACGTCCATTCTGTTGTCAAATCGGATAAGATCGGAAATTTTCATGGGTCTGTCTATGGTTGGTTTTAGGTTTCGGGTTGATTCTCGCGGGTTTCCTCCTACGAGTAACAGAGGACGCGAGTGAAGGGGTCGCCGTCGTGGTTAACGGAGTGCTCACAAACGGACACGGGCTCACTCCTGGACTCGGCGTGCATCACCGCCTCACCCACGCTGGAAAATGTCTCAGTCGCGTTTTTAGGGTCAGGGTTGGGTCCCACGTCACCGGGCCTACCTCTCACGGTGAAAAATCCGAGTTTTTGTGGGCGCGGGTCTTTAGTCTGATTCATGGTTTTGGGTTGGTTTTGTGAATATCTGCTTCTCCGATCTCATCGAGCACGCGGAGGATCGCGTCCCTGTAGAGACCGCGTACCTCCTCCTTTCGGGTTTCTTCGTTGACGGTGGTGTGACTCACCCCCCACCGCTGGGCTAGGAGCCTGCGGCTGAAACCGCTTCGCTCGATTTTTTCCTCAAATTCAGTTCCAGTCATGGATCTATGTTTTATTACAATTTGTAATTTTCTATGAGTTTCTTAAGGTGATTTTGCCAGCGGTCACGAAAAGCGCGAAACCGCTTTTGGACTATAGGAAAATAAACAGCTTCATCATCATCAGTAAATACAGAGTTGGGATCCTTTTTCGCACGCTTACAGGTGTCCAGCATCTGTTCGAACATTCCCCGCTTCTCTGGGGGTACCTCTATAAGGTGGAATCCGTGTGTAACCCATTCGTTTGGGTTCTCTCTAAGGGTGCGGTCTGCAATACCCTTCCAGTATTTTTCCGCTTGTCGCCGGGATTCGAAGGTTGTCACCACCGCAAGCCCTCCCGACCGGCCTTGTGGGTCCGGTGTGGTCGTTCCGATGAGGGCGAAAATGCTGTTCTTTTCTTCTATATCAATCATGGGTCTGGTTGCTCCGTGTGGATGAAGAAAAGTGAGAGTGAGTCGGCCCACTGCGGGCGATGATCCCGCTGCGGCCTGTCCGAGTGGGGCGGTGATAAGTCTAGGGAGTCAATGTCTCTCCTGTCTCGGGGTCGAAAAGTCCCTCCTGCGCAAGGTATCGGCCTGCGTCTGTCCAGCTTACTACGACTTTACCCGCACCCTGAAATCCGCGGACGGCTCTGTACTGGACCTGCCCGTCAGCGCGAGATTCCCAGGATTCAATGAAGCCGAGACTTTGGGCGTGATCGAGCGCGTCAGCTACTTCTTGGTTGTCCATGGATATAAAATGTCTTTGTTAAAGGTGAGCGATTAAAGGTCGCCGCTTTCCATCTGCGCTTGAAGTTCATCAGCCGTATCGATCTCCGCGGCCACTTCGTTAACGAGGTCTATGATCGACTCCGCGTGGCGGGTCATGAGCGCGTACTGCACCGAGAAAATGCCGTGGTCGGTTGGGCCTGTGTACTCGATCCCTTCCGCCTTGAAGCAGGCCGATACGAGTTCCTTAAGTGGCTTCCACCCGCTCTCGAAGCAGATGCCGTAACGCACACCTGTATCCGGATCGCGGTACTTCTCTACGCTGATCGACACCTCCTCGACGTCCTCGCGTCTGGTCCCGCTGTGCATTTCTTGCGTAAGGCCGTGCAGGGCCTGCCACACGCCTTCGTCGCTGCTGCTCAGTCCCTCGCGCAGAAGGTCAAACGTGTCGGTCGCTTCTATGCGTGCTACTTCCTTGTGTGTCATAGGTCTAAGTATTCTTAGGTGAGTGAGATCGCTTTGGAGGGCGCTCCCCATCTCCCTCCTTATTGCGGTTGCTTACATGCGGAAGACTATCTTCCGTTCCATGAAGGGAGGGTCTTTACTCTTTCTTCATAAAGTATACCGCGCCCCGGCCCTAGTGGATCAAGCGGCTCATGGCTAGACTTGAAAAACGCCTATAATCAGCCGATTGGGGGTCGAATGAGACAAAATCTGTCAGCGCCAGTTTTATGCTGCGTTCAGGTATTAAGTGGTCATACTTTTCTTGGGCACGCTCTACTACTTCTTCAACGTCGACGATCCGGGGTGAATCCTTTCGGTTGTTCTCGTAGACTGTGATTTCCATGGTTCTGGTGGTGGAGTTAGACTGAAAATTGCGTCGTATCTTTTATATTATACAATATACGTATATCGAGGTTCCGGTGTCGGAAACCCGCCCGGCCCCGGCGGGTGAAATTCTCAGTCCTGTATGCCATTTTAACACGCCCACCAAAATCACCAAACCCAATCCTAAAATGTCCTGTAATCTCCCCCACGTCGGAATCATCGTTGGCCACCACCCCCAGTCCCCAGGTGCTCATTTTGAGATTGAAGGCGTCCGCCGCAGTGAGTTTGATATATGGTTTTCCTTCGCCCGGGAGCTTTCGAACACCTTCGACAGCACCGATATGAACACATCATTGATCCAGCGCCCCAACCCCCGACCCGACAAGGCGTTAGGTAGGGTGATTATGGATCTGGATATCGACTTCGGGTTCGAGCTACATTTCAACGCGGTCGAGAAGCCGTCTGCGACAGGAACGCTCATGATACACCGAGACGGACACGGTCCATCCATAGACCTAGCAAGCATTTTCCAGAAATCGACAACCGATCTCTTAGGGCTGAAGGATAGGGCGACCTTCGGTCGATCCGATCTCGGCATCATGCGCCACACGCCCGATGATCTGCCCCTTATACTCTGTGAGCCCGCGTTTGGCTCGAACCCTTCCGACGTCGTTACGATGCTTTCGCGACTGCCGGGCCTCATGAGGGCGTACCGCGAAGCCTCAAAAACCTTCGCGAATGACTTATAGGTAAAAGCCCCTAAAAGTTTTTCTAATCATATGGTTCTATGTTGTGAAGGGGTCCTCCCCACGTTTAAAAGTACACTTGAAGGTCTTTATCGGCGTTTTGCCAGTTTGGCTTTTCATGGTCGCAATGCTGGATTGGCTATCTGAAGGGGCCGAGATGGTCTTCCAGCAGCAAAAATCCCTAGTTTTCGGAGCGATATTCTTCTTTTTTCTCGATTTTGGGACAGCCGTTCTGTACCGGATATGGCTTAGAGGGGAAGAATCTTTTACGTCGCGCGGACTATCAACAGGAGCGCAAAAGCTCGGGTTATGGATCGTGATCGGGGCTGGATCAACAGTATGGTCGAATACCTTCCCGAATGAACCCAAAACAATACGATGGCTCGACCCGCGTTGGCTTGGGGCGAACGTCGACCTACTGGCATTTTTGTACATGTACGCGGTCGACATTATATCATCCGTTGAGAACGTAACAGGTAAAAATGTAGGCAAGACGGGGGTTGCTCAGTTTTTCAGGGCAGTGACCAGCAACCTATTTCCAACGGCAGAAGAGGTCCTTTCCGATTCAGAAAAATCCTGATTTTATATGTGGTCTGCCATTTCAGGTGTCGGCTCGGCGATAATTTCTGGATTTTCTCGACTTTTCAGCGCGGCAACGTCCAACCCAAGGGCTGCTGTGGCGGTGATCGGCGGATTTTTGATATTTTCGGCTGGTTTCTATTCAGGTCATTGGTATCGGGGAAGAAATACTCAAAAACCCGATCCGACAAAAACAGGGTATTCAGATGAGCCCTTAGAAATGGGATATTTTTCCGGCGGTACGTCGCCAGAGTCGAGCATCCTTCACCCGCCGCCGGACTCGGGTCGTATCGACACGGTGGAAGTGCGCGTTCCGGAGTACGTCAAGGCGGACACGGTTTTTAGATCCCTCCCAGACCCTTCATCGACTAGAGGGTACGCGACCCCAGATATTCGTCTCCGCACGCGTCTTCGGTCTAATCCGTACGGCTTTCTACTCCTACCGACCCCGGATGGACGTCCGTCAATCTACGTATCTGAGCGGCGAACAGAGGTGAGGGCCCTTGACCCCCGCGACGCCTCTTCAGTCCGGCTGAAATACCCACACCCTAATGACGCCTTCAGTGCTGGGCCGCTCGTTCGACTCTCTGGCACACGTACGACCCATATACGGACTGAAGGTGTACTAGGAGCGTGGATCAGATACCGGGCCCTGCGGCTCGGTGGCGGATACAGGTTCAGCGCCCCGACCCGCACAGGACCTACCTTATCACTGGAATGGTCGCCGTCTTGGCTGTAGAAGTCTCATCCGATATCGGGGTCATATTGTCCGTAATTTCTGGCTATCGTCGAAACCCCTTGAATACGGTCCCCAATGAGATCCCTTGCCCACTCGGGCGGGAATCGAAGTTCCTTTTCCTTAAGTATGAACGCAACGCCAGAAAAGGTGGGCACATCTCCATTTGAGTATTCTCTACCTTCGATACTTTTCTCAAAAATCGTCACGAAATATAGATCCTTCTACTGGCTGTACCCAGCAAAAACCTGAAATCTGACACCATTCGGGTCTTCAGTCTCGAATGAGCGAGTACCTAATGGATTCATGTTCATAGTTCTAAGATGAGTTTGGGTTTATTTTAAACGTGGGGTGGGGGTACTAGATACGATTTTTCATCGTCGTATCGATACCCCTCCACGAGGCATTCTTATCGGCCATTTTGGTATTCAAGCGGCAACTCAGGCTCTTCCTCTACCTGCTCTAGCAGCCATTCAAGGGCCTTCGCAAGCTCCGAAACTCTCACTTCCTGGATATTCTTTTTCCATTTTCTCTTCTGAGAGTCACCCCAAAGCACCACCCAAACGGCCCGGTTTTGCTCGCGTATTTCATCCTCTACATATTCTCTCCGTCGACGGGAAAGTTGGTCCAATAGGCTTTGAATCTGCTCTAAGATCCGTTCTTTCGTTTCCTGGACGCGGACAGATACTGAGGGCTTGGCGAAATCCTTCTCGTCAAACTCAACCTCTATTTCAGGGAAGGGCTGATCGAAGAAGGCGTCCGGGATACTTACCTCCATCTGGACGCCCCTCTGACCCGAACTAAGGGAAGGTTTGCGGGCTTTTTTTGAGCTTTTCAACTCCGTCCGCCGAGAATACAAGGTAAAAATCTGTTTTCATGGTTTGGTTAGGTTGGTTAAGTTATACTGGATTGATAAGGTCAACTGATCTCGGCTCACTCATTGTCAAGAGAAGGGTGTTGATTCCGCTCCTTTCGAAGGGCACGAAGAATCTTCTTCTGTGCGCGTTCACGATCTTCAGAAATTTCCAACTGAACCTGCGGGCTTTTATCGTGGACTAAATCGTGTTCAGTCCCGGATACTTCCAGGTGCCCTAGAAGTCCATTCAGAAGCCTAAGTTCAGACTCTTGGAATTGAATTCGTTGAGCCATGGTTGAGGTAAGTTGTTTACCTTTTAGTTCGATGGATATACGTATATTGTGAAAGTGGGTTCCAGCCGGAACGGTCCGGCACTCACAATATACGTATACAACCTACTCATCTAGGCATTGCGGACAAACCATCGCTTACGAATGGGCGACCCTGTGCGAGACAACATAGAAATGCTTGAAACGGCCAAACGCCGCAAAGAAGTCCTTCAGCTTCGGCGGGAGGGTCACACGTATCGCGAGATTACTGAGAGGGTCGAGGAGAAATTTGGCCCGGACCGTCTTCCTAATGGGTGGGGGCCACGCTATGCCCACCAGGATGTGAGCCGGGAGCTAGAAAAATACCGAGACGAGCTTCGCGAGAACGTTGAAATCCTGGTCGAACTCGAAGTTCAGCGGATTGACCAGCTATTTGCGACCTACTTTCCCATGGCGACGCAAGGGGACAAAGAGGCCGCGAAGGAGTGTCGAAAGCTCATGGAGCGAAAGTCGGAGCTTCTGGGCCTGGATGAGGCCGAAGAGTACGTGATCTCCCCAGGGGATGACACCTTTTCTTTCGGCTGGGCAGATCCGGAAGATGCCCCCGAAATCTCTGACGACGAGGATGAGTCCGAAACCCAATAACGCAACCAACAACCATGCCTGAAACTGAAAATAAGCCAATCTCCCAAACGATTAGGGATCATCTATTAGAGCAAAATATGCACGTCAGGGAGCCGGACGGCCAGACCCTTGAGATGGGGTGGGAAAATGATAAAGGTGAATGGAAGCCTTTCGTTAAGATTGTTGACCATCCAGATCAGGTCGCGGTTTACAAGTATGATATTCTGCACGAGGAGTGGGCCGCCGGGGTACCGCTCGACGTCGGTGATTTGATGGTAATCTCGGAGTGGCTGCACCGGGTAAAACAGTCGATGATTTAGCTACCGCCCCCCCCCTAATCAATACCTTAAACGGAAGCTCAACCGATTATGCAAGATAAACCGACAGAATTCATCGAGTCGAACCTTTTTCTTGCGGCCATAGATGCTGATTCGGCTTTCGAGGTGAGGAAGAAGTTGCGTATCATGCGCGATGAGGGCCGCATATCGAAATCGGAAATTGGGCGGATCATCGGCGCTGCGTCTAGGCTCCATTGGGCGGGTAGTGATCTCTTGCAAAAGATCGACTCCGAATCGTGATAGAAACTGACCCTGAGGCTACCAACGATTACACATGCGATGCCTGCGGGTGTGCGCCCTGCCGGTGCCGATACTGCTTTAACTGTCGAGGTCGCGGTCAACTGGATCGGCAGACTGCGAGAAATTGGCGCGAGATTGGGGCTGTATGCGACCGATGTAATGGAACCGGCATCAACCCGAACCACAAAACCAAAGACTAAATTTAACTCAACCATGTCAATACCCAAGGAAGAGAAGCGGAAACGGGCGCGAGAATTTCTTTACGAATTTTCGGCCCGAATTGATTGGTTCGTTTTGGACACAGAAACGACCGGCCCCGACCGAGACGAGGACGAAATTGTTGAGATAGCCGTCCTGGATTCGGAAGGGAGCGAAATCATCGATTGCCTTGTGAGGCCGACATGTGAGATCTCCGATGGCGCAAAAGAGGTGCATGGGATCGGGGCTCAGAAGCTAAAGGGGTGCCCCTCGATGAAGCACCTTCATCCCAACCTTACAAGCCTACTCTGCCGGGAGACGGTTCTGATATATAATCGCTCTTTTGATGGTCCAGTGATCGAGAATTCTTTCTCGGCGCGGAGCATCAGAATAAACTCGAATGACTGGGACCTACGCTGCGTGATGGAAGCCTATGCCATGGCCGAAGGGGAGTGGAGTGATGAATACGACTCCTTTTCTTGGGTGAGTCTCGAACAGGCGTGCCGTGAGCGTGGCGTATCCTTCGAGGGCACGGACCTGCACCGCGCAGCAGGAGACGCGGAGCTTACGCGCCGTCTCGTGCGTTCATTCTCCGATGAACATGAACCTGAATCCGCCGTGCGACCATGAATCATATCACCAAAATAAAACCCGACTCGGAGCCACTTCTAGGCCGGGACGAAACGGCGTTTCGTCTCCTCGTGAGGGCATTTCGACTGGACCACTCGTTCGGGTGGTTCTGGGACATGGGATACCCGCGCCCTCCACATCCCCACGTCCGGTCCGTATCGACTCGTAGGAGGGCAAGATAGTAAGCTATGGAATGGAGGCCCGTGCCCGGATTCGAAGAATTTTATAAGGTGTCGAGAGACGGTCGGGTGTGGTCGTGCCACACGGATCAGATCCTTACTCCATACCTCAACACTTCCCGAGCCCGCGAGTGCGACCGATACTTTCGCGTGGATCTGAGGAGTGACGGAGATCGTAGGCAGGCATACGTACATCATATCGTTTTAGAGGCATGGGTCAGTGATAGACCAGAGGGAGCCCATGCCCACCACATCAACAGCGACCACCACGACAACCGACTCGAAAATCTAGAGTGGGTGAATGGGTGCGATCACATCGAACACCATAACGGTAAAACCGAAGACCAGGATAGCGTCCTAGCGCCGGAAGAGGAAGCCCCTTTCTAACAAACCGACACGATCATGTCTGACCTGGATTTTAAGATGAATGAGGACGGAGAGCTAGTAATCGGCGGCGTCGATGACGAACCACTCATACGGAAGCTACTAGTGTCTTCCAGGGACTTCGAGCGGGCGCTAATCATCGAATATCTTCAGCAAGTCGCGGACGGGCAGCCGAACAGCCTCTTTCAGACGGCTTTGGAGATGATTAAGACTGAAATTGAAAATGAGAAGCACGTACAGTTCCACATGGACCGAGACGGGATTTCATAGTAAATGCCCACGCCTTTCGTCGATCAAAATCCAGTCTACGCCCCAGCCAAAAGTACAAACAACCGATACGTCATCCCGTACGGCGGCGCGGGGTCAGGAAAATCTGTCTTTGTTGCGCAACACCTGATTGAAAAGTGTATGCGCAATCCAGACCACTTCGTTCTGCTTGTACGGAAGATGAAGACCGATATCAGGGACAGCCAATTTGCTCAGATCCGTAAGATTTTGAAGAAAACACCCCTTCATCGAAAGGCGCAGATCCGAAGGCAGGAGATGAGGATCACCTTCCAGAATGGTGCGGAGATGAAAGGTTTTGGCATGGACGACCCCGAGCGGTTGAAGTCCGTGACCGACCCGACTGTGATCTGGATCGAAGAGGCGAATCAAATAACCGAAGAAGGGTTTACCCAACTCGATTTAAGGCTCCGAGGTGACATGGGGGTAAATTTTCAGATTTGGCTCACCTTTAACCCGAACGTCAGCAAATCTCATTGGCTACGCCGGAAGTTCTTCAACGAGAAGACAGCCCTCGACCCGGGAAATACGTTCATCCTTAGAACGACCTTCAAAGACAACCTATTCGTAGGTGACGATTATGAGCGAGTTCTGGATAACCTACCTGAAGACGAACGTAAGGTCTACAAATTTGGCCTCTTGAACGACACGGCGGACCCGGACCAGACCATAAAAGACAGGTGGGTAGAGGCGGCATTCGAGCGGAAACCGGAGGATGTTAGGGGCAAGATAAAGGAAACGAAAAGCCCGGTCACGGAAGCTCTTCGGGGCGACCTGATGGGCGTGGATGTGGCACGATTTGGTGACGACCTATCATCCCTTGCCCTCCTTTCTTTTGGTATACTCACTCACCTAGAGTCGGAGAAGTGGACTCGGACGACCGCAACGACGACACGGATCCTCGAAAAAATGGGCTCATTCTCGATTCCAGGGAAAAATATTGCCGTCGACACGGTTGGGTTGGGGGCGGGTGTCGCGGATCAACTCTTCGACTCTGACGTCATCATTCGGGAGTTCAAGGCCGGGGCTTCCGCCGTTGAAGATGAAATCCACGATGATACTTTTTTCAACTTTTCCAACATTCGGTCGCAAGCGTGGTGGTGGCTTCGTACGCTCCTGAAAGATGGTTGGATCGCTTTCGACCTTGACCCTGAAAGTCATGTTGCCCAAAGAGTTAGGCAGGACCTTACATCTCCGAGGTACCGGGTAAAGGGTGATCGGGAGCTAGAAGTTGAGCCAAAACAGGGAAACTCGAAGTGGGGCCTTGCCAACAGGCTCGGAAGATCTACCGATGAGGGCGACGCCCTCGTTCAGTCTGCTTTCGTACGTAGGCTAGAGGACCCCGACCCGATTGATTATGGGCGGATATAATCTCGTTTTACTTCATCATAAAAATTATACAGTTCAATGAGTGAAGAAATTGAAGCAGAGACGGTGAAATATGTCGATGTAGAGGTTGAATGGAAGGAGACTTAAAGCGGATATAAGGCGACTGCGGATCCATTGACATTGCCTTTTCAAGCGTTCATCAATGGCGTTCACGAGGACACAGGCCCACTCTGGATGGACCAGGCAGTATCTATCACTCGTGGATGGTACAGCGACTCAGATCTACTGGTAGAGGCGGGCGTTGAACACAATATCCTTGGATTCGGGAGTTATATTTTCTACTACTTCGATGAAGAGCAGGCCCGTGAGAAGATTGAGGAGACAGTCTTTGATCGCTGGATGCAGACGGTCGGGCAAGATCTGAGTGAAGAGCACAAGCCTCTTCCTGAAAACTTGGAGGAGATATACCGCCGCTACCATTAAAACCAAAACGCCCCGCACCGACCTGTCAGCGCAGGTGAGGGCGGGGCATTTCTGGGCTCGACAACGTAAAACGGTTTCCGGGGTTGAACACTCCCAAAGCCCACTCGGTTGCTCATCCAAAGGGGTGTCGATAAATTCAGGTTCAACGGGCACGTCCTATCTATAAAAACTATTCGGTCATGATTAAGGCGTTCACAGATGCAATTACGGGTGGGTGGAAGGCTCTGAAGCAAACGATTACCCTATCCTCTTCGGACGGCTTCTTCGGAAATTTCGGGTATTACGGCACCGGCGACGCTTTTTCCGGGTGGTCCTCCCAATCGTACCGGAAAATGGTCGAAAAAGCGGCTATGAACCCTATCGCCCGCAGGAGCATCGATTTCATCGGGGATAATTTGGCTTCAATCCCGCTGAAATTAGTGGAGGTTCAGGAGGACGGCACGACGGAGGAGCAAGGTGAACACCCGGTCCTCGACCTTCTCCGTCGTCCCGGCGGCCCCGATAATCTAAGGTATACAAAAGATTGGCTTTTCAAGGGATTCACGTGGTGCTTGATGGGAGGGGGTGAATTTTGGCTGCGGGGCCTTGCTCCCGAAAACGGAATCAATGCGGGCACGCCGCGGAAACTTGAGCTTTTCGACCGATCAGAATTCGAGCGGTTCATTTTTGAGAACCGCACCCGCATGATCTCAGGGTATCGGTTTAACATGCGTCGGGCGGGCCGTACGGGTGAGGCGGTAGAGACGAGCACCGAAGAGACCCTTCACGCCTTCACTTTCAATCCGCTTCGGAAGGAGCGTGGTCTTCCGATCCTCCTTTCGGTCATGCGACAGCTAGACTTGATGGAGGACGCAGACGAGTGGAATAAAACTGTCTCGGAAAATAAGGGCCAAATCCCCGGCTTCATGATCCCGAATGGGCTTGATCCAACCGATCAGCTAACCAAGCAGCAGGTGAAATCCGCTCAGGAGCGAATGAACGATGAGATGGACGATGCCCGTACCGGGCGAGCATGGAAAGTTTTATCTGGATCCTTTTCCCCGAAGGAGCGCGGGATCACCCCTGAAGAGGCGTCATTCATCGAGTCATCGAAATTTTTCGGTCGTCTGATCGCGACCGGGCTGGGCGTTGATCCGTCACTGGTTGGAGATTCCAGTTCCCAAACCTACGACAACTACCGGACGGCGCTCTTCGTCGCTTACACGACGATGATAATTCCTCTCCTCGAATTTTGCCTTTCGGCCCTCAACCGGCATCTGGTACCAAAATTTGAGGAGGGGGGACAGCGTTTGCGTCTTACATTCGACCCGCTCGAAATCGACGCAATTGTAAACGTTCTGCTTGCTAAAATCGAGTCCCTAGTCGAGGCGACCGGCGGGCCGATTCTTGCCCCAAACGAGGCCAGGCGGCTCATAGAGTTCGACCAGTTCGATGAGTCGGCGATGGATGAGCTAATCATGAAACTCAACAAGCAACCGCATTCCTCCTTTGGTGGTGCCGATTTAGACGTTGAAATGGGTGAAGGAATTCCTGGGAAATCTGGAGATGGTCATCCTGGTAAGGATGCCGCCATTCGGCTCGTGACGGAAGGACCATCGGTAGATCCTAGGCCCAATCCGTAGATCTAGATATGTGCAAACTATGTGAGAAGGGTGGTGCGGAGCCGCCGAAACGAAGATCTGGCCTGAAAAGGAACCCGGACACCCTTTTAGCTACAGTTGGCCATCGGCGGCGTGAGGCGATCCACGCTGATAAAAGCTACGGCGTATCCGAACAGGTGCTTCGTGCGGAGTGGAAGGCGATAGATGCGCGGAAGCGCGGCTCGATGGGACCGCTTTCGACCGCGCTTCGGTCTCTGTACGAGAGTCAGATCAAGATCATTCTTAAACGAATGCGGGAAAAAGCTAACTTGAAGGCATTGGCCTACGCGGCGAAAAAGCCCGATATCACCCCACTGGTGGTATCTAACTTGATCGACTGGGACACGTGGTTTCAGCGCACCGGCGACGTCGCCCGTCCTCACCTTAGAGACGTGATCGAGAAAGGGTATCAGACCGGAAGTGAACGGATTGGAGTTACCGCCACCGACCTAACGTCCGATACTCCATTCGTGAGGCGCGTTCTTTCTGAAATTGTATCACAGACGAAGCGTACCAACGCCACATTTAAGGATATGGTTACCGAAACCGTTCAGAACGGGCTTTCTGAGGGGGAAGACATGTCTGAACTCGTTGATCGGGTTCGCCAGAAAACAACCGAGCAGACCGGGCACCGGCTTCGTCGTACGGTCCGTACCGCCGCGAACGGCGCGTTCGAGGCCGGGCAGGTCGAGGCGTATACCGACGCAGGCATTAACGAACACCGATGGCTTTCCCAGAGAGACGCGAGGGTCCGGTCCCCTACCCAGGGCGATAAATGGAACCACCGCGACGCGGACGGCCAAACCGTCACGGTTGGCATATCTTTTACAATTGAGGGTCGGGGTGGTCGTACCGAGCAGTTAAGGTTCCCTTCAGCCCCGGAAGGCTCCCCCAGCAACGTGATCCACTGTCGATGTTCGACCCGACCCGTGTCGTGAATGAGAGCGTCGCTTCTCATGTAGCCCGCCGAAATGAGAATCGTCTTTATTCGTACGGACTGTTTCTATGACCCGAAAATTTGAGAAGAGCGGTTATTCTTTGGGTGTCGGAAAATGAGAACGGTCGTTAATAACGCGGACTGTTTATTTGGCCGCTTCAAATGAGAAGCCCGTCTCTCATTTCTATCCGAAAAAATGAGAGTGTGCGTTATTAATCGTGCGTATTTATTTGGCCGTAAAATCTGAGAACAGTCACTCTCAATTTTCCCGGCAAAAATGAGAGTGGTCACTAATAAGGACGATTATTTATTTCAGTCGGAAAATTGAGAATCCGCCTTCTCATTTGAAGCACTCAAATAAATAGTGCCCCTGAATAGCGGCCAGTCTCGTTTCACCCGGTTAAGGTGAGAAGCATTCTTCTCATTTATTTCGGAACTTTGACCTTTAGATGCCCCTTTCCTACCCTAAACGTGAATCTTCATATACCTCTCCGCACCGATGCCCTACGATCTGGTTGAGGACCACCCTCAATGCGAAATTGGTGAAATCGGTCTCGTGAAGATGGAAAATCGGGAGCTTGTTGCTTGCCACCCGGATCGGGGGTCTGCAATCGAACAGATCGGAGCGATTGAGACGGGTAAGGGCCGAGACGAAATTCTCACCAGGGGGAAAGAAAGCAATATGAAAGACGGAACCGCTCATATCGTCGCTCCTCACGGCGGAGAGCTAAAAGATCTGGACGACAAGGGTAAATTCGGCGGGTGGGGCGTCCGGTTCGGGTCTCCGCAAAAACACGACCTGGAAAAAGACTTCTTTTCGAAGGATACGGATTTTTGGCTAGAAGGCGGAAAAGGCAGATCCGCCACCCTATACGCCCATGGAACGGACCCTGAGATCGGAAAGAATCGTATCGGCTCGAAGTGGGCTGAAATCACGGTGAAGGACGCCGGTGTATGGATGGAAACTCAACTCAAAAAGCGGAATGAGTACGAAGAAGCGATTCGCACGCTTGCCGAGGAGGGAAAACTGGGGCTTTCGAGCGGAACCGTGTCCCACCTTGTACAGAGACAGAAGACAAAGGAGGGTCCGGAGGGCGTGACGCACATAAAACAGTGGCCGCTTGGCCTGGACATGTCCCTTACACCGGTGCCCGCCGAGCCGAGGACTGGAATTCAGCCTCTGAAGTCCGTTTCCCTTCCGAGCGTGAAGCAAATGTTATCAAGGATTTATGATTTGAGGAGCATCCAGGAAGGGAGTTCGAGTGTGCGGGTTCTGGGGGAGTCTTTCAAAGAGGTAAAACAGCCTTCCGAGGAAGAGATCACTGAGCGCCGCCGGAAGTTTCAGGAAACGGTCAACATGTCCGCTTCCGAGATCGAAGAGTGGGCAGAAGATGACTGTTCAGACCTTGCATCTGAGAACCCAAAGCAAACTCGTGATCGGGTCATTAGGCTTCTTCGCACCGACGAAGCAGATTGGGGTGAAAAAGAGTTCGAGGACGCCGGTCGAGTGATCTCGTTTGTCAGCCGTATGAAAGGAGTTGAGCAGGGTGATCCAGTCCGGGAGGGGTGTCCATCAAGCCGTGACATTTCGCTTCGGAATTGGGGATACGACCCAGTTAGCCCGGACAAAGAATTGGGCGTTTCCCTTGAAGTATGGCGAGCATTCGCGATCCCCAACCGGAAAGCGTCTCATTCCGAGCTAGAAAGCGGCGATTACGTACGATGGTCCTCGTCCGGCGGCGTGGCATACGGTGAAGTCTTGCAGATTGGTATGGGTGAAGCGCTCGACCCCTCAACGACAGACCGGACCTTCGATACGTCGGAGGACGAACCCGGCCTTCTCATTGTCCTTGTGGGCCGGGAAGACGGTGAAATTTCTCGGCGAATGGAAGATGGGGAGGAGCAGACGGTTTTCCACCGCCCCGAGACGGTCGAGAAGGTGCCCGAGTCGGAAGTCAAGGTTTTCGCCGTACCGTCTGGGGTTCCAATCTACACGAAAAAGGGCGAAAATGGCTTTGCGAACACCGACCAGGAACGGTCCGCCTCGAAAGACCTTCAAAAACTGAACGATTTTATAAAAGAGAAGCTAAGGGACCGCAACGGTCATCAAAATCCTTCGACCAAAGGCGGTCGCGGGGTTGCGCTGGAAGATGAACTAGAATCTCTAATTCAACTTACAGAGTAGTTATGGAACGCCTACGTTCTTGGTATTGGACGTTTATCGCCCTTTTTTCTGGGGCCGTTGCGGTAGGCTCATGCGCCTATATGGGCGTTGAGCCGATGGAAGCGGCCCACACGATTTCTTCCACTGTCGAGTACGCGGGTGATGCGTTCACGGCCCATTCTGACAATGGATTAATGGCCGCTTCAGCCGGTGCGACCGGGGCCGTCAAGGAGCAAATCGAGGAGCTTAAGGGAAATCTGGAAAAAATACTCGGTGAGGATGGCCTGGAGAATGATATCAAAAGTGCCCGGGACGCCGCCCACGACGCCAAACGCAAAGTCGAGGAAATTTCCGAGCGAAACGCGGAGCTTGTCGATGAGCTAAAGAAGGTGAAGGAGGAGAAGGACGCCCTTCAGGATCAGGCCGATGAGCTTGAAGTGAAACTTAAGGAGGGATTCAGCCCCACCACCCGCGATAAAGTTGATCTCGGCGAGAAGGTCCTCGAAAATATGAAGCAAGAGGACTGGGGTGCACGTTCCGACAAAAATCAACTGAAGACGCATTTCAAGGATGTTGGAATGAAGGATATTACCAATGTCTCGGGTGGAAGCGCCACCACCTACCCCACACAGCGTGAGGAAATTATCGCAAAACCGGAGCTTCGCACTCCCACCGTCCTCGACTTTCTCACGATCTTGGAGACTGAGAAAGACGCAGTTAAGTACATCGAGCAGACGTCGGAGACGGATGCGGCTGCTTCCCAGACCGGACAAGGGGGCACACTCGGGGAGACTGATATGTCTTTCAGCCAAGAGACGGTGACAATCGAGACGATTGGCCATTACGCCATTGCGTCGGTACAGATTCTAGACGACGCTCCCCGGCTGCGCACCTTCATCAACACCCGGATGCGTCAACTTCTGGAACTGGAACTTGAAGACCAGATCCTAACCGGGGACGGCACTGGCAACAACCTGGAAGGCCTGATTCCGAACGCCACACCCTACGACTCGGGACTACACGACGTCGTGGACGGCACGGTGACCGATATTGACCGTGTTGGGGTTGGGATTCTTCAGGTACAGCGGAATAACTTTCCGCCGACCGCGATCATGCTTTCGCCATTCAACTGGTGGGCGATTGTCCTTCAGAAGGATGACGATTCGGAGTATCAGTTTGCCAACCCCCAGTCATCCACGAGCCCCCGACTTTGGGGTCTTCCTGTCGCGTCCACGAACGCGATGCCTGAGGGTGAAATGCTCGTGGGCAACTTCGAGGTTGGCGCAACCTTCTACGACCGGATGCAGTCCGCCGTCGAGATCTCGACTGAGGACGCGACGAACTTCCGTGACCTCATGGTCACGATCCGGGCGTACCTGCGCGGTGCGGTCGTGGTTGACCAGGAGGAAGCCATTGTGCACAACGCGAACATGGACGCGGCTTCTCCGTCCGGTAGTTAAGCTACTAGCCGTCATGAGTCGCTTGATTCTTGGGGTAGGAACCGGGCGTTGCGGAACGAAGTCGCTCGTTCGGCTTCTGGACGCACAGCCCGGCACCCGGGCGACCCACGAGCGATTCGGGAGCGCCATCCGGTGGAACTGCCCGGAAAATCTATGGCCTCTTCGCCTCTGGCAAGATACCGCCGAGGTGGAGGGGCCTTCTTTTTTGGCAGACGTCGCGTTCAACTGGGTGCCCCACGTCCAGACGTTTCTGGGCTGGGCGGATCGAGACCACCGGGAAGTGCGGATAGTGGCCCTGAAACGGGACCGGGAAGAGGTTGTGTCGAGCTACCTCAAGTGGAAGCGCCGCTCTGACCATTGGCGTCCCTACTGGGAGCATGATTCGGGGCCGGACGAGTGGGACCACTGTTATCCGTCTTTCCCAGCCGACACGAAGGGGGAGGCAATCGGTCGTTTCTGGGATCAGTGTTACGATATACTTGATTCGATTCAAGATGAGCGCTTGAAGATCTTCCGTACTGAGGACCTAAATTCTGAGGAGGGGGTCCGCTCGATCCTGGAGCACTGCGGATACGAGAACCCAAACGTAGAGGTAGGAATACAGATCACCGCCGCCTCGATAGAGGACGCCCGCAAATCCGACCAGTGGTAGACAACGTGATAGACGAGATTGCCCACATCATCCCGACCCACGAGCGCCCCCGGGTAGCCCAGCGCTTGGTTTCGTCGATCCTTCGGTATTATCCGAGGGCAAACGTATACGTGTGCGACGACTCCCCGAGTCCTTCGACGTATGAGGGCGCAACCGATGTGCCTGCACCCGCTCCGGATATTGGCCTTTCTGCGAAACGTAACCTGCTCGTTCAGAAGACCCGCCAACCTTACGTGATGGTGTGGGACGATGACTATATATGCACCAAAAATACCCACATACAGGTTTTTTACGATCTCCTACGGTCTTTGGATGAGGTAGGCATCGTCGGCGCGGAATGGACACTCGAAAATGGTGGGCGCGAGGTGTGGTTTACAGGAGATCTCAACCCAGATGGCACGAAACTGCGCCTTGAGCACCCAACCGAACCGCCGCAAGAGATCGAGGATGGAAGCGCTTCCATACGTTATCACAGGGTTGACGCGGTGCCGAATTGGTTTTTGGCAGATCGCCGTACACTTGAATTTTGCCCTTGGGACGAGAGCCTAAAATTGAACGAGCATATGGAGTACTTTTCTCGTCTTTCAGCGATACGGTCGGAAACTGAGTACGGACGCGAACTTCGCCGCCGGTGGCAGCGCCTTGAGCGCGGGGAGC